ATAAATTTTCCTGGTTATGCAGGTGGTGATGTTGAATTAACATCATTCATGTGTAAAGGTGCTCAGTTACCTGGATCTACAATTACACCTATCACTGTACCATTCAGAGGTAGACAATTACAGATCGCTGGTGATAGAACATTCGAACCATGGCAGATTACTGTAATCAATGATAACAACTTTTCAACAAGAGATGCGTTTGAAAGATGGATGAATGGTATTAATCAACATGCGACTAATACTGGTTTTTCAAATCCAGTTGATTATCAAGCTGATATGGTAGTTGAACAACTTAACAAAGATGGTGAAGTTGTTAAACGCTATGACTTCAGAGGTACTTTCCCTTCAGCGGTTGGTGCAATTGAAGTATCTTACGATAATGAAAATGTTATCGAAGAGTTTGGTGTTGAGTTCCAAGTACAGTACTGGGAATCAAATACTACTTCATAGGGAAGTATATAAATAAGACTGTAGGGGAGAATTATCTCCCCTTTAGTTACGGAGTTACGAATGGCAGAATTATTTGGTTTTGAAATAAAGCGTAAGAACGATAAAGACGAAGAAAAGAAACTATCGTTTGTTGCGCCACAAGAAGATGATAGCGCTGGATATGTAATTAACGCTGGTGGTTATTTTGGCCAATACGTCGATATGGATGGCGGCAAGGCTAAGAATGATGCAGATTTAATTATGAAGTATCGTGAAATCGCGATGCAACCAGAAACAGATGCTGCTATTGAAGATATCGTTAACGAAGCAATTGTATCAGATGAAGATTCTGCTCCAGTTGAATTAATACTTGACGATTTAGAACAACCTGATAGAATTAAAAAGTTAATGCAAGAAGAGTTTGATCAAATCATTAAACTTCTTAATTTTAACTGGACTGGTCATGATACCTTTAGAAGATGGTATATTGATGGCCGTTTATATTTTCATAAGATCATTGATGAGAAGAATCCAAAACGTGGTATATTGGAACTTCGACCAATTGATCCTACAAAGATTCGTAAAGTAAGAGAAGTCAAAGAAGAAAAAGATCCGAAAACGGGTGCTAAACTTATTAAAGAAGTAAAAGAATATTATATCTACCAAGATAAAAATATGTCTAAGTCTAATCAAGGACTGAAGATTGCAAAAGATTCTATTTGCTATATTACTTCTGGTGTATTAGATCCGACTCGTAAACGTGTACTATCTTACTTACAAAAAGCATTAAAACCTGCAAATCAGTTGAGAATGATGGAAGACTCATTAGTCATCTATCGTATGTCTCGTGCACCTGAACGTAGAGTATTCTATATTGATGTAGGTAACTTACCGAAAGGTAAAGCTGAAGAATATATGCGTAATATCATGAGTAAGTATAGAAATAAACTTGTTTATGATGCTGCAACTGGTGAAATGAGAGATGATCGTAAACATCTTTCAATGCTTGAAGACTTTTGGTTACCACGAAGAGAAGGTGGTAGAGGTACAGAAATTACTTCATTACCTGGTGGTGAAAACCTTGGTCAAATTGATGATGTAAGTTATTTCCAAAGAAAACTATATAAAGCATTAAATGTTCCTATTCAAAGATTAGAACAAGAACCTGCTCAGTTTTCACTTGGTCGTTCATCTGAAATCACAAGAGATGAATTAAAATTCCAAAAATTCCTTGGTAGATTACGTAAGAAGTTCGGTACATTGTTTATCGATCTACTAAAAACACAATTAATTCTGAAAGGTGTTGTTACCGAAGATGAATGGAAAGATTTTTCACAAGAAATTAATATCGATTATCTTAAAGATACTCATTTCTCTGAACTTAAAGAATCAGAGATTCTTCGTGAAAGACTTGGTACTCTGAGAGAGCTTGATGAATACGTTGGTAAATACTATTCGAAAGAATGGGTTCGTAAGAACGTATTACAACAAACTGATGAAGATATCGAGGAAATTGATAAGCAAATGGAAGAAGAAGGACCTGAAGAAGGTGAAGAAGATTTAGCTTATTAATCGTTTGAAACTTAAAAAAGTATAAATATTATTGAAAGGACTAAAGAATGAGTGAAATTGAAAATACTGAAGAAATTCAGAATGATAATGTGTCTGTATCAGATTTAATTAATAATTTAAATGCTGGTGATATGTCAGATGCAAATGCGTCTTTTGCTGCGATTATGAATGATCGTATCAATGATGCTTTAGATGATAAAAGAGTTGCAGTAGCTCAAAATATGAGCGGTGCAGATGTTGATGTATGGCACGACGATTATGAAGTTGAGCCAGAAGATTCAGAAGAAATCGAAGCATCAGCAGAAGAAGATTTAGATACAACTTTAGAGGTCGAAGATGAAGACATTCAAGCAGTTTCAAACGAACCTGCAGGAGAAGACATTTAGAGCACCGGCTGGTGAACGTGTTGTCAAATCCTTTAAAGTTGGTAAAAGAAAAAAATACGAAGCAGTTATAACCAAAAAAGGTACTGCTTTGACTGCGTATATTGATGGCGATAAGTTAGATGTTTTTAAAAATGAAGCATCTGCAGAAAAAGCTATTAAGCAGTTTACGGATCTGATGGGTAAGTAATGGCTTGGACAGCAATTGCAGATTCAGGTGGTTGGGAATGGAATAATACTCCAGCCGATCCGGGTGCTAACAGTCCACTTAGACCTTTATGGTTAGAGTCTTCTGGTGGCATTAGAACAGAAACACATGGTAGTGTAACACATGAAGTTTATGTGGATTGTAGGAAAATGAAAGATGGCACTGCAGTCGCTACTGGTGAATTAAGTAAAACTTATTGGGACGCGCATTAAGATGAAACTAATAACAGAATACGTAGAAAACGATCTTAATTATATTACTGAAGCCAAAGATAAAAATGGCAAGAAGCAATATATGATCGAAGGCATTTTTATGCAGGCAGAGTCCAAAAATAGAAATGGTCGTATCTATCCAAAGAATGTAATGGAAAAAGCAGTGGATAAATATATGACCGAACAAGTTTCTAAGGGTAGAGCTGTTGGTGAATTGAATCACCCAGATGGTCCTACAATTAACTTAGATAAAGTATCTCACAAAATTACTGAGCTTAAATGGCAAGGTAATGATGTTGTGGGTAAGGCACAAATTCTAAACACTCCTATGGGTCAAATCGTTGAAGGTTTGATGGATGGCGGTGTAAGACTTGGTGTCTCTAGTCGTGGTATGGGTAGTCTTGTGAATCGAGGCGGTACTAATTATGTTGGTGAAGACTTTCAATTAGCTACTGTTGATATCGTTCAAGATCCTTCGGCTCCGGGTGCTTTTGTAGACGGAATCATGGAAGGAGTTGAATGGATTTGGGATAACGGTATCCTAAAAGCACAAGAAATTGAACAGTTCGAGACTGAGATCAAAAGAGCTCCATCTAACCGCATTGCGGAAACACAGATGAAGGTCTTTAAAGATTTCCTCTCTAAACTTTAACTCGTTAAGGAGTAATAATAACATGTCAAATGATAATTTAAATCAAGACATCGACATGGAACTCCAGGATGAAATCGTTGAAAACTCAGTTGAAGTTTCAAGCGAGGAACTGGAAGAAGGCAAAGATGCAATGGTACAAGCTGAAATTCCAAAGGCTAACGCAGTTACGCCAAAGGAAGTTGACGGTGCTAAAGCTGCTGCTGATGATGCTGCTACAATTAAGAAGTCAGCACCAGCAAAAGCAACACCACCTAAGACAAAAGCTGGTATGATCAATGCCATGTCTATGAAGATGCATAAAATGAAGAAAGAACAGCTAACTGCTGCATACAATGCTATGCACAAAGAAGGCTATGAAGCAGATGACGAAGCTATCGCTGAAGGTACTTTTGATGAAGATCTTAAAGCACTAGTTGATTCAGAAGCAACTCTTTCTGAAGGTTTCAAGGATAAAGCTGAGATTATTTTTGAAGCTGCTCTTAAGTCGAAACTAAGCGAAGAAATTGATCGTTTAGAAGAAAACTATAAAGAAGAGTTAGCTGAAGAAACTGATCGTATTCAGTCTGAACTTGTTGAAAAAGTTGATGGCTACTTGAACTACGTAGTAGAGCAGTGGATGGAAGATAATAAGTTAGCAGTAGAATCTGGTCTAAGAGCAGAGATTGCTGAGAGCTTTATGCAGTCACTTCAGAATGTGTTCGAAGAGCACTATATTGAAGTTCCTGAGTCTAAGATCGATTTAGTTGATGAAATGACTAAGAAGATCGAAGATCTAGAAGAGCAAGTTAACGAAGCTACACAAGCTAATGTTGAACTTTATGCTGAGCATAAGGAATTAGTTCGTGAGTCAATCGTTCGCGATGCAGCTGTTGGTCTTTCTGAAGCACAAGCTGAGAAGCTTAAGTCTTTAGCCGAAGACGTTGATTTCGATGATGTTGATACTTTTATTGAAAAAGTTGAGACTATCAAAGAGTCATATTTTAAAGAGAAAACTGAAGTAGTTACTGAAGATGTTGACGCTACTGCATCAGAAGGTGAGGAAGAAATTTCTTATTCTGATTCAATGGCTAGATATTTACAGGCTATTAAAAATTCATCATCAAATTAATTTCTATAGGGGAATTTAAAAATGTTTAACGCAGACAAAAATTTAATGGAGAAGTGGCAGCCAGTATTGGATGCTCCTGAAGCTCCTGAATTTAAGGACAACTATCGTAAGTCCGTAACTGCTGCTGTTCTAGAGAACACAGAAAAAGCACTAGCTGAAGAGCGCGCTCAATCTAACTTCTCTCTAACTGAGGCAGCTCCTGCTAACGCTACTACTGGCGGTACAGGTAATATTTCAAACTGGGATCCTATCCTAATTTCATTAGTACGTCGTGCTATGCCTAACTTGGTTGCATACGATCTAGCTGGTGTTCAGCCAATGTCTGGTCCAACTGGTCTTATCTTTGCAATGAAGTCTAAGTATACTTCACAAGGCGGTACTGAAGCTCTATTTAATGAAGCTGATACTTCATTCTCTGGTGAGTCTAACACAGTAACTACATCTTCTGATCCATTTGCTACTGATACTGACGGTACTCCAGATGACGTAGACTACGCTCCTGGTACTGGTATGGCTACAGCTGATGCTGAAGCACTAGGTTCTGGTTCTCCAGCTGGTGACTTCGCTGAAATGGCTTTCTCAATCGAAAAAGCTACTGTAACAGCTAAATCAAGAGCTCTTAAAGCTGAGTACACAATGGAACTAGCTCAAGATCTTAAAGCTATCCACGGTTTAGATGCTGAGTCTGAACTAGCTAATATCCTTTCTGCTGAAATCCTTGCTGAGATCAACAGAGAAGTTATTAGAACTATCAATGTTAAAGCTAAGCTTGGTGCACAGCAAGGTGATCTTGCTAACGTCGACGGTACTACTGGTACTGCAGGTGGTGTATTCGATCTTAACGCTGATGCTGATGGTCGTTGGTCAGTTGAGAAGTACAAAGGTCTTATCGTTCAAATCGAAAGAGAAGCGAACGTTATTGCTAAAGAAACTCGTAGAGGAAAAGGTAACTTCATCCTATGTTCTTCAGACGTAGCTTCTGCTCTAGTTGCAGCTGGTCTTTTAGACTACACTCCAGCTCTTTCAACTAACTTGAACGTAGATGATACTGGTAATACTTTTGCTGGTGTTCTTAATGGTCGTACTAAGGTTTACATCGATCCATATGCAACTGTTAACTATGTTACTGTTGGATATCGTGGTACTAATCCTTATGACGCTGGTATGTTCTATTGTCCATACGTTCCATTAACTATGGTTCGTGCGGTTGGTGAGAATACTTTCCAACCTAAGATTGGTTTCAAGACTCGTTACGGCATGGTTGCAAATCCATTTGTTGGTGCTAATCCTGGTAACGATACTGGTGCAAACCGTTCTAACCAATACTATCGTATTTTCGCTGTTAACAACATCTTAGGTGAGTAATCTCTAAGATCGTTATTAATAACGTAACGGTAATTAAAAGGGGACTTCGGTCCCCTTTTTCTTGTATAAATAGAAGTATAAGGAGAAATTTGAATGCCATATACTAAAACGATTAATTTTAAAGACGAAGCAACTTCTACTCAGATTAGTCAATTAAACTATGTGAATCCTGCTGGATTTAAACTATTAATTGATAAACTAAAGTATAAGAATGCTCAATATACTATTCAAATGGCCTCATTGCCAAATATGAATGTAAGTGGTGCACAGTTTAATACACCTCAAAGAAACATTTATCAAGCTGCAGACAAAGCAGTTTATGCACCATTTGAAGTAACATTTCTTGTTGATGAGTATCTTACTAACTATACAGAGATTCATGATTGGATGCTTGGTATGGTTAATCAAAAAGATGCAGGCGTTCGTAAAACTCGAGATATTACATTACAGATTATGTCATCTCATAATAATGTAATAAAAGAGATTCAATTTGTGGATGCACATCCTACAGATCTAAGCTCTTTACCTTTTGACACAACTATAACAGACGTACAATATTTAGTTGCAAATGTAGTTTTTGAATATTCTTATTTCAAAATACTTTAAAATATGGTATAATATACTATGCAAATAGTATAATGGTGAATAATATATGATGGATTTAGAAAAAATACTTGAGATGTGGAATAGAGATTCTGAGATAGATGAGATCAATCTTGACATAGCCTCAAAAGATGCAGCTAAGTTGCATTCAAAATATTTAGATATTTTATCAGTTAACAAACTGAAACTCAAAAAGAAAGAAGCTGAATTCAATATTCTATTGAAGAACAAATGGCTTTACTATAATGGAAAACTATCACAAGCTGAGATAGATGCTTTTGGTTGGGAATATGATCCATTTAATGGATTAAGTAAACCACTGAAAGGTGATATGGATTTCTATTATGATTCAGATGATCATATCATCGCCGCTAAAGGTCAAATCGATTACTTGAAAACAGTAATAGATACTTTAGAAGAAATAATGCAAAACATTAAATGGAGACATCAGACGATCAAAAATATGATCGAATGGCGTAAGTTTACCTCAGGCGTATAATGGATATAATTAAAGTAAAGAAAAAGAATCATGCATTCTTACACGTAGATTGCGAGCCATCTGTGGCAAACGAACTATGTGACTTCTTTACGTTCTATGTTCCAGGTTATAAATTCATGCCAGCTTATAAGAATAAGTTTTGGGATGGTAAGATACGTTTATATGATACACGAAAGAAAGAACTTTATGCAGGACTATACAAATATCTAGAAGAGTTTGCAGGTGTTGAAGGTCGTAATTATACTATTGAAGTTGAACATAATAACTTCTATGGTTTACCGAATTCACAGCAACCAATTGATATGTCGTATATGAATGATCTTAATCTTACTGTAAAAGGAGATAAGATTGAACCAAGAGATTACCAGCTTGAAGCAATACATCATGGGTTATCTGAACGAAAAGGTTTATTAGTATCACCTACAGCTTCTGGTAAATCTTTGATCATTTATTCTTTATTGAGATATTTCTTACAGAATAGTAATAAGAAGGCAATTATTATTGTTCCTACTACATCTCTTGTAGAACAAATGTATTCTGATTTTGCGGATTATTCTGAATTTGATAATAATTTTGATACACAAAAAACATGTCATAAGATATATGCAGGAAGAGAGAAGATAACGACACAAAGAGTTATTATAACAACATGGCAATCAATCTATAAATTACCTGGTTCATGGTTTAAAGATTTTGGATTTGTTGTTGGTGATGAAGCACATAACTTTAAAGCTAAATCATTAACATCTATATTAACTAAATTAGTCGAAGCTGAATATCGATTTGGTACAACAGGTACATTAGACGGGACACAAACACATAAACTTGTACTTGAAGGATTATTTGGACCAGCTTATTATGTTACTACAACAAAACAATTAATGGATAAAGGATCACTTGCTG